CCGAGAGGCAACTCCACCTGATTCTTCTCTCTCGCAGCTCTAAGCGCTGCATCCGCAACTTCCCACTGCAACGTGGTATCCTTCAACGCTTGCTCCTGACGCGCTTTACGCGCTCTCAAATTCCGTTCCAACGCTTCCCACTGATTCGCCTCTAACTGTGCAATCGCGCTAGCCATGTCTATCTCCTTATACGTACCAAATCGGTACACATACATAGTAGCACACTACTCAGTCTTAGGAACATCTTCCTTTATAACTTCTGGTACTAACAAACCCATCTTACGCATCTCTTCGGTATTAGCCGGATCTTGACAAAAGTCAACAAATCTGCCCGGATCATTAGCAAAACGCATCCTAACGTCTGCATTCATTCCCGCAAAACTCTGCTGTGCTTCCAGCACCAAATTCATCGCACTTTGAAAGTCGAACACTTCGCCAAACTGCTGATAACTTGGCGGTACCTGCACCGTAGGCAACACCCCCGTCACGCCAAACCGTCTTACAATCGTATTAATATCGCACTCATCCTTGCTACTCTGTATCGCCTTACTAGGCTCGTCATTTTCCGTTCCGCCAAACCTATCAAACTTCATGTACTGTTGAATATACATAATTCACCTCCCAAATAATTGCTTCGCACCTAAAATAACACTCTTCACGAACTCTGCCGTCTTCGCATCCGGCATACTCTGCCAAAACATCGCATTCGCTTTCGCTTCCGGTACATTGTACCGCTCCAACTCCAAACGCAACTTTTCCAATTCCTTTCTAATCGGAATCAATTCCTTGTCCGCATTCGCCGCTGCCTGCCAATTCGGCTCCTCACTCAACAATTTCTCAACTCTTAAACCAATCTCACGCGCGGCATCTCGCGCTCTATGAAACTCACTCCACGCATTCCCCGCACTAAACGGAACCTGTGCTTCCGTCAACTTCGCTTCCGCATTCGTCTTCAACGTCTGCGCCGCCGTCAACGCTGTATTCGCCTTCATCTGCTTAATCTGCGCTCCCATCGCAACTGCCTGCCCTGCTCCCGCAATTCCCTGACCAATACCTTCGCCCTCATTTCCCATGGTAGCCATCGCACCACTCGGGCTACTCGCGCCCGCTGCTGCACTACTCATTCCCAACGCCGGGTTCAAACCCGCATTCTTTAAATCCTGCATTCTTCTCCAAACCGCTGTATTCGACATCTTCTCCTGAAACGCCATCTGTTCTCGGGCCATCTTCGCATTCGCCCTATTCGCCTCACTTTGTCCATGAGAACTAAATAAACCGCCGATAACTGACCCAAGTCCCATAGCCACACCACCAATCCAAGCCATATTAGCCTCCTAATTCAACATTCCTATCTTGATAAAAAAGCAACATCTCATCTGCAACAACCGCTAGCTCCGCTAAACTCATCCGGGTTTTAGTCCCCGGATGAAACTGAAACGCTACCAGTCCCGCATAAAACATCGCCCATATCTGCGCATCAGTCATAAAATCTCCTAGAAATGGTCAATCAATCCCGGCACACTATACATCGGCATAGGTCTCGCCGCATTAACCTCAAATAAAATATCGCCAATAAACTGCTGTCCAACACTTCCCGCTCCTAAGGCGCTAACTCTCTGTACCGTCGTATTCGTCGGATCCTGAATAAACGCTGCATTCAATAACGGTCTCGTCGCAAAATCTTCCGCCAAATGCCACGGGTCCAACGGACTCGCTGCCGTACTTCTCAACTTACTGGTAATCTCACTCTGTAAATACCTATACTCGCCCCAACGCTCCTGATATCCAAACACATCATTATCCGCTGCTGCTCCATCACAATAAATCTCTTTACTCAAAACTGCCTGCTCTCCTAAATGTGCAAACACTGGAAAATAATAATCATACCTTGTGCTTCTGCTCCAATGCCTCCGCAACCCCTGCTGATACGTCAAATCTGCTCTAACATTAATCAACCCAATAATATACCCATGCTCTGTGAAACTCTGTGTAAATCCATGATCATGCGCCAACGCTGTCCCAATACCTGCCAAATTCGCCTGAGGCGTCGCGCCACCTGTAATACTCGTCGCACTCGTCTGTGGTACCGGGTTAATCTGTACATTCGTACTGCCACCACCCAAATACTCGGGCCTCTGCAATCTCGCATCCGGACTAACAACACCAAAATGACTCCTAATAATCTCTGTATAACGCGTCCCACCACGCGCATCTCTCTCCAATAATCTCTGAATCTGAAATGCCTGCCTAATCTGATTAATTGTCGCGGCTGTAGCCGCACTCAAATCTGCTCGCAATCCGGTCGTACTCGTACCGTCAACTCCAAAATCAACACTGCCCGTCGCCGCCGCTGTAGCATTACTCCACGTCGGTGTATTCACACCTGTCGTCTGCACCAACTGCGCAATTCTCGTATGCGCTGCATTATGAAAACTAATCAAACTTCCATTCGACACTACCGGGGCGCTCGTCCCCAACGGCAAAATCGTCGCCGTCGCTCCTTTCTGAGGACTCGGCAAAACACTCGTAAAATAGTCGTGTCTCTTACCACGCTTCAACAACGTATAATTAGCCAAACTATCTGGCCCATCTCCATCATATCCGCTCGCCGGTCCCTGCCAATTCTGCAAATTCTGATCTTTAAACCATTCATTCCAAATTAAATTATAACATCTTAATGGCAATACATTATGACTAACTGTCGCAGCACCACCAAGCTGACCCACTGTAGGCAAACCAAAGTAATCCTGTAAACTCCCAATGGCATATCCCCCAACCGGACTAACCAATTGTGGCACTGTAAAACTAATACTATCGGCTGGGCTCTTCTGCTCGCCCATAAAACGCTTCCAATTCGCCCAAACCAACCTATTCGGCACAAAAAAGAAAAAACTGTCCAAATGCAAATTATCCATAAATGGAAACAACGGCGTCGTCAAACGACAAAACGCCGTCATCTTCAAATTAAAAGTATCTCCCGGCAATACTTCTTCGCATAAAACCGGAATCAAATATCCTGCATCAAAAGTGGTCTTATACGCTTTCTCCATTCTAAAACTCGAACGCGGTATATCCGCATTCGGAATCATCGCAAACTTATGAACATCTACACTGTCTTGCTGAAACATAAAACCTCCACTTAAAAAAAAAGGGGGGCTTTCGCCCCCCAAAATCGCCTCTCCATCACGCCCCGTTCGCTACCTTCAAATCCTTTCCAACACTAACCTGAACTGGCTCATTACAAACAAACTTGCCAGTTTCATCAAAATAGCATCCTAACTCATATAAATCAAAATCTTCTGGATGCTTAAATAACACATCAGTACTCTGATTGTTAATCGAGTCTGCAAATGTCCTAATCGCCATTCCCCGCGAAGCGGTAAAAAATGGCGTACCAAAACAATTCGCTGCACGATCTCGTATGCAAAAAACCATAAACTTCATGTTACTTCTCCTTATAAAAATTCAATCGGGCCTTCAAAACATTTTCTCTAACTCTCAACCTAGCCTCCGTGCTATCAACCATGGCCATCTCACTCTTATTCATTCTATTAAACTCGATGTCTCCATACATTCGAGCATCAACCATGGCCAATAAATCATAATAACGCGGTGGCTTCACTTCTGTTCCTTTAATCACTACTCTGTCCAAAGGATACACCTCCGCTTTAAACTTCTCATACCAAGTTCTACCTATCCCGGGTTTTCTCGACATATTCGAAAACTCCGGCTTTAACCAATAAAATTCGCCGTCCGGCGACACTCTCTTATAATACTCTGGGGCATTCTTCCCCACCACTTTCTTATTAATATAGCTGGCCACATACTGTGCACTCTCAAACGTTACGTCTCCAATATAACAATCTCCGTGGCTCCAAATCTTATCTAGCGTCTCCGACGCATATAATAAATGTCCGCTAGGACTCTTCTTCCACGGCTTTCTATCTGTAAAAAAAGCTCCAAACAAAATCGCATGATAATGCGGTCTAAATGTTAATCCACTATATTCTCCCGACATAAAATCTAATGACGGTCGGATCAAAATGGTGTCTAATCTTCTTCATAAATAATTGAAAATCTGTATAGTTCAAACTTCCGTCTTTCGGAAGGTTCTCATCACTATACGTAAACGTAACAAAACTATTATACTCGTGCATCTGCGATTCATGCAAACATCGCATGGCCCACTGTCGGCTTCTTTCCATCCGACATCCTATACAAACGCCGCACGGCAAATTAAAAGAGCGGACACTGTCCGCTCTCTCATTAAAGCTAATCTTCTTATCTTCGCCTTGCCACGCTTCGCGTGGATAAAAACAAGGCATCTTAAATCCGCCATCCGCCCCGCATCGGCATCATCCGCATATTTAGCGGATGAGTCTGGGTCGTATTACCCCTGAACTCCCGAGCGGAACTGCGCTTATCAACATTATAACGCTCTACTGGTTTCATAAAAGCCTCCTGAA